ATATGAGGTCGGCAGTAAAAGTATACTCAACCCCCACTTCTGTAACGATGTCTTGATAACACTGGTCAGCAAAGGCACCCGCATTACGGAATACCGTCATTTGCTCCGAGGTAACAGAAATAACGCTTGTGCCGTTACCAGACCAGCCCGTAGTTCCGTTTGAGAAATCACCGTTTGTAATGAGCTCACTCATATATTGCCCCAGCATATCTGCGGGCGTAGCCTTTAAATATGTTCACGAGTGTCTCCCCCCCTTACCAGCACGCTTGAAGAATTCATCTTCAATACGGTCTTTAGCTATCAGTTTTACGCTTGAGCCATCATGTACGTAGAGCTGGTCTCGCGATACCACAAAGTGACGGTTGTTAAACTCAGCCGCCAAGTGAAGTCCAGCACAGCCCTTACTAAACAGTCTGCGGAATGACATCACCTGATTGCCGCCAACAGCCTGCATCGCAGTAGCTGAGGCCAGAGAGTAGATAATAAGGTTCTCGTTGAGCACAGCGCCCCACGTTAGCTCGCCCTCGCCAACGCCTATCTCCTGCTTGCCAGAGAGCGTTGATGGTGATTCGTAATCCCAGCTAGGAGGGCCTTTAAGATCGCCCAGACCCTCTCTGTAGGTGGATAGGGAAGTAGCATCAGACCACCACACTGTATTAGGACTAAAGTGACCCTCACTAGTGCCTAAAGCGACCAGAAAGTTCTTGTACGGCAGTAAGACCTTGCACCTTGCACCAGTATCGCGCGTTGGGTCTGTGTTAAATGTTAAATCCTCGGCAGAGGAGATGATTCCCCAGCTCGGCAGGTCTTTAAACTTGCCAAGACCGGGGTCATATATCTGCGGGATGTCTTTACCGTTGTTGAATATGACGGTATCGCCCCACTCAAACGACTGCCACTGACCAGAGGGGTCGTAGTCACCCGATGATCTGGTGGCATCGAGGAATAGCCCGTTAGTCTCACTGCTGGCCTGCCACATATAGAGCTTCGACGCTGTGGCGACTGCAAAGCTGCTAGATAGTCCATTAGACCAGGGTTGAAACCATAGGGCCTCAGTTATTCCTCCGCCAGAATAGCCAGTAAAGTTTCTCTGGAATTGCACCCATAGCGCGGCAAGATCATCAGATGACAAGGCATTCCCTAATCCAATATCTTGAATATACCAAGAGCTGTTGTAAAACATCCTTATTTTTGCAGATGTATATTGCGCTCCAGGGAGAGGGAGCGGTTGATCTGCGCCGCCTAGACTGGCTCTAAATGTGTGATCAATAATAACTATATTGTCAACGTAGACGGTAACACCAACCTCGTCGTATTCTGCATAGACAAGCATTGTTGTGTCGTCTTGTATGGAACTCGGCAGGGTGGCTGATATGTTATACGGAGAGACAGTACCACTGGATGTTACGTTTACATTTATAGTGTCTGCGTCAAGGAATGCAATAGCGATAGCCACTGTATGGTTCGTATTTGTGTAGTACTGGTAAGTAACGCTCAGTAGGGTGACGGAATCACGGGCTGCTGCCGGTTTACGCATGGCTGCGGCATATGAAAATCCACTTGTTATTATATCGTGAGCTGCTGGGTGTACTATTTCAAGCTGCGCTTCGTTGGCTACATAACCCACAGGGCGTATCTGCCAGCCCGTTATACCAGAACATGAGTCTAATATGGCGGGAATCTCGCCAGCATGTGCTGCGCTGCCAGATGCAGACAGTATGGTTGAGCCAGATACTTCCTCAGTCATAACGCCTAAATAGCTACTTTCTTTGTCATTTAGTAACCAGATGTAATCAAACCCAGCAGAGATAAGCCCGTCCTTAAAGGCATCACAGTCATACCCAAGAGCCACCAACTCAGCCTCAAGCACAGGCTCAAGCATCTTCTGTAACTCAATACCCGTAAAGCGTATGTTCAGGGCATCTGACCATGTACCGATAGGCAGCGATTCGCCCATAGAATCTGAAATTACACCAAACTGCCCGAATTTGCGTAAGGGTACAAACATCTTTTAGCCTGTGTACATAATGTAAGCGAGTGACAAGTACGGCACACCGTATACGTGGTCGTGTTCAACGCCAGTGATGTCGATGTCTTGTGGTGGGTGCTCTAATCCAACCACCACAGAGGGCGCGCCATAGGGGCTTGTAATGCCAACATTGGCTACGTCTGTGCTGTTGACTGCCGACTTTAAGTTGTACCCGTCTCCTGAGCTATTAGGCCACTGTGACTTTACAGCCTTGTTTGTTACGGGGCCGCCGCTATCCACATCATCGCTAACCGTAAATATGGTCTGGTGCGTATGCTCTGGTAGATTGACCTCCTCGATAATGTGGTCAGGGAAGGTCACAGTGCCAGTACCAGTACCCGCACCACCAGTGGCTGTATCGAGTGTCTTGTCTGGGTTATACACCCCAGCACTGGTCTCGCCCTCGGTGAATAACCCACCAGCACCGACTATAAACCTGTTCTGTAGATTGGGGGTGCTGTTCAGTCCATTGCATAAGACCCAGCCCCCAGGTATGGCAGATATTAAGCCTGACCACATGATAATACCGCCAACAGGGACAGCGGCCACTCCAGAGTCACCAGAGAGCGCCCTGACATCATCAAACAGCTTGCTGAATGTCGCTGCATCGGGTGGATTAACGTCTCCAGCACCACCTACAGCACCAGCATTGTTTATCTGGGCATCTACGGCAGGGAATGCAGTCGTTATAGCTAGTCGGGTAGCGCGTATCTCAGCAGCACCTTGACCAGCAGGCTCTAAGTCTGTCGGTAGGTTTGGGTTTAGGGTGCTAATAGTCATGCGTCTCTCCGTATGGAATGCCTACTGAGAGCGTGGAGCCAGTTAACTCAGCCTCTGCACTCTCTGCTCTTAAATCTGATAGGGTTTTATTAAACTTCGCACCCCACATAGCCTCACTCTTGGCATCCTGCAAGTACATATAGGCAAAGTACAGGGAACCCTCGAGGTACAGGTCTGGTGAGTGCTGTAACAGGCGTGTGGTGTTGGTGTCAGTCTGGGTAAGGGGCGTAATAGTCCCCTCGGAGACAGGATCTTCGACAGGGTTGGCGGGTGTCTGCCATACGGGTAGTGAATCAAGCGACTCAGTGCCGTAATACACCATCTTCAGCTCGTCACCGTCAGTCCAGTTTGCAGGATCATTATCAAGGGCGAGGCTTATCTCGAGCGTTCGGCCAACAATAGCAAATAGGGCGGGTTCAGCATCGAGTGTCTTGGCTGTCCTGTAGGTCATAACCTCCGCTGAGGTATGCCCAAGGGGGGTTCCATTCCACGCCAGTAACTTCATCTCCTTGAAGTTTGATGGCAGCAATGCAACCTCACCGGCAGCACTCTGGTCAGTGTAGGTGACGATAAACTCGTTCTCCCTACACCGTAGTGAGCGGTATATCTCTGCCTCTGCGAGTCTTACAAAGTCAGCGATCTCAGTGGATAAATCAGTACGATTAATCCAGCTTGCTATCGATGCCTTCAGGCTTCCGTAGGTGTCCATCTTTAATTCCTGTCAGGTCTTTAGCCTTTAGCTTTATGCTATCAGGAACAACAAACTGGTTGGTCTCTCTGCGCGTGGTCGTGTGCTGCGTGTGCAACTTGGAGAAATCACGCGATAAGAAAAACGTCAGGAACTGGTCGTAGACACCAGGGCCACCCGCAAACTTTATGTACGGATCACCACCTTCGTTCCTTGCCCATTCGTCATTGCTGTAGCCATGCTTCTTAAGCCAGTCGTGGAGTACCGCCTTGGGTATAGAGCCTACGTAGTCACGGTCATACTGACCCCTGCCACGGTGCTCCTGAGCCTCACGCATGAGCTTAGACCTACGCATTGCAGGCCCAAGCTCTTGGTGAGAGCCACGGTAGTGAACTCCATCCTCAGTGGAAAACGTCCGATAGTAATCACTACCAGACGTTCCAACTAGTCGCTTCTTAAGCTCCATCTAGGTCAAGCCAGAAGGAACCAGATCAACGACCGCATGAGCACGAGTGTTCAACACAGCAAAGGTTGACTCACGGATGACCTGACGCTTGTCAGAGTCCCCAGCCTTGGCAATCGCGTAGTCGTGCGTAGGACGCAGTACAGGCGTTGCAGCGTAGTTGGGATCATAGAGCACAATAGCCTGATCAGTCTGGTTCTGGGAGCGGTTCAACACCACATCCAGGCGACCATAGGTGGACTGATACAAATCAATCACGTTGACCAGAGTTGTCTCCATCACATCACGGTTACGACCAGACGACAGGGCAAATCCAGCGAAGTAGGCAGCAGACTCAGGGTCTGTTACCGCATAGCCAGGATTACCACCCGCGTTATAAGTCGCAAGGTGCGCCTCAAGCAGGATAGTCTCCAGTTCAGCAATAGTCGTAATTGCAACACCACCGATCAAGCCGTCAACCGTAGCGTACTTGATGACCGATGCATCCAACTGGGCATGCAGTGAAGCCATCTCACGGGCTGTAGATGCGTTGCCTGCAACAGCAGTCTGACGACCAGTGCCACCAGCATCACCGACAACTGCGGATTCTTCATCGCGAGCCATCTCCATGTAACGCTTCTCAAGCTGGTAACTCATCTCTGAATCACGAGCATACTTATCAACAACTTCCAGAGTGCCTGTAATTTCGGCAACCTCAGAAAATATCTGACAGTAGTTGTTAAGCTCGGTCATCGCTGTAGACGTATCTGCACCAGCAGCCGCGCCCTCAACGTTAGCGTTCTTCTTCAATGCAGCCAGATCATCCTCGCTCCACTCGTGGTTCTTTCCAGTCGCCTGGATAGTCCGAGCCATTGAGCAGATAGGGTTATCTACAGGGTCGATAATATATACATCGTCCACGATGTCTTCCGCCTGACGGGTTGCTGTGTAACTCTCAAAACCTGACATAGTATTCTCCTAGAATATGGAATCAGTGCTCCGTGTTCAGCTTCGCCAATGTCTTCTCCCTGAAACTCTGTCTTGATGGGGCTTTCTGGTAGGCTTTATCGGCCTGCCTGTATTTACCCTTAGTGTCTCTGGGTTGAGCAGCAGCGTTGCGTCCTCTCGGAGCTTGTTGCTTTCGTTTATGTTGCGTTGTAACGGTTTTGGAAGCGTTCTGCATCTGCATTGCGGCGTTTGCCCACTCCATGACCACAGGATCTGTGATCTCTTTGAACTTGTCGGAGGCCATGCCACTCTGTACTGCAAAATCATGGAGATTACCGTAAACATTCTGCTCTCGGTCACTCCAGCCTGGGATGGTGCGCCTTAACCGGGTTATAGCTATCTCAGCATCACGCTGCCTTAACATTTCCGATGTCTGGTCTGCCTTGGTCTTGATCTGGGCGTAAGCATCACAGGCTTGCTGCTCCAGCATAAATGCGTTCTGAGCTTGAGCCTGTACTTCCTGAATCTTCTCTGGCGGGACTTGTGACCAGTTGATGTTTCTGAACTGGTTAGCATTGCCTGTCATGGTATTAAGCATGAACTGGGACATTTGCTTAGCCTCGGAGAGATTATCCTCCAAATCAAACTTGAGCTTCAGGTTGTCACCCATACTCTGGGCGTGCTCCTGATCCATCTCCTTACGGTTTGCTGTGCTGCGGTCGTGCTCGCTACGCAGATCACCGTAACGCTTCTTCCAATCGACACCTTCCTCTGATTCCTCTTCTGTGCCTGATGCGAGT